TTCTTCTTTATAAGCTTTTATTTCTGCACGAATAGCTTGTTTACGGTTGAACTCTTGATTTTCTATAGTTAGATAATGGCTAGATGTATTTATCCCACTAAAAGATGGTGATTTAAACTTATGTACTATTTGATCAGCAGTAGCATTTTGAATAAAGATACCTAAAATTAAAAGAATACCTATGATAGATACTAATTTTATTATTTTATCCTTTTCAGCTTCTTCTTTTCTCCTAGCGAGTTCTGCATTACTAGGTCTACCTCTTTTTCTTTTAATCTTTTCTTTGGTCATCTCTATCTGCCTTAGCAATTTTACTGCTATCTATTAGTTGTGGTACGCCAAGAATAGTTTTAATAAGAGTATCTTGCCTTATGATCTCATTGTCTAAACTTCGCACCCTATCAATTAATGCTACCAAAATACCATGTTGGGAATCAAGTTTTGTGCCTAGCCTATCTTCTATAGCTGATATTTGCTCTGCTACTTTTTGATCTACCACATCAAGTTTAGTCTCCATGCCATCTACAATTCGCATGATAAGTTTATATATAAACCAACCAAGACCAAGTGAAGCGGCAATTGGAAACCCTACCTCTTGGATAACAGTTACAGCATCCATTTACTTAGATTTCTTCTGCTTTACTTCTTTTAGTTGTATTGATAAAAGTCCATTCTTAGTAGTGTGTGATTCTACTGATCTAAGTTTGCCATTAAGGTTGATCTTTTCACCAACCTCAATGACATTCTTCATCTGTATTTCGTTATCTTTAACCCAAGCCAAGAATTTATCTTTATCTACCTTTACGGTTGCTTTGTTCCACATATTAAGCCCAAATTGCTGTACAGATAGTTTGTACTAAAGCATCTTCACCTGTCACATCATCAGTACAGTTAAAGTGACTAACTTTAGTAGCTGTAACTGGAAGCTGTGCGTCATCAGGGTCATCAAACTTCTCGTTATAAACTACCATAACAGTAGGCTTAGTATCAGATACAGTTTCTGATGTAGCGTCTACTAGAGGATATGTCTCCACTCTCTGCACTGTTCTTGTTAATGTTATCGCCATTTTTTTCTCCTATATTGTTGTTATTATAAAGGCTAAGAGTTCATTATATCTTACTCCAAGCCTAGTTTGTTCTACACCATCATCATCTTCCCAAGTGCTAGAGATAAACATCCCATAATCACTTGCATCCAATCCTTCTGCTGTAAATGCATCTTGTAAGTCTTGTGCTATGACTCCAAAATGATATCTAGCTGTTTCATCAGAATCAGAATTATCATCTTTTTCTGCTACTGAATCTTGCCATCTAAATCTTCTTATTAAACCTTTACACGCTGTAGCTACTCTCTGCTCTGCATCTGTTAAGGCTTGTATATCTTGTTTTAAATTTCTATCTGAAGTTTGAATAGTGCCATTGGTTGCATAGATATCATCAAAACGTACTGATGAACTTCCAAGATCAATAGCATTGTCACTATCTTCTCCATTTGTACCACAAGGCAGGATAGCTTTATAAGTAATGTAGGATTCAAATTTAAGACCAGTGCTGAAAGTTGATATAAAGAAATTAGACTCTGTTTGATCTACATGACCAATTTGCCCTATATTAGTTCCTATACTACTCAAGAATTGTAAATAACGCCCTTCGTTAGTAGTGCTTGTATTTTTTACAGATAAAACAGGATTAGTTGCACTGGATTTAGCGTGATTTATTGTAGTTGAGCCTACTGCGTTAATAGTGCCATCATTAAATTCCATTGATGTACTACCGCCAAAACCAACTATTTTAGTTATAAAATCGTCATCATTTACAGCACCTACCAATAATTTACCACTTGAAACTCCTAATACTTGTGTTTGTAGTCCTGAAAGTTTTACTGAATTAGCTGTTACATCTCCTGAAAGGTAAAGGTCTTTGAATTTAGCATCAGACTTACCTATATCAATAGCACTATCATTAGCAGCATTGGTTGTAGTGTTCCAAGGCATAAGTTGCGAACCAGCTTCTCTAAATCTTAAACCTGCAACACCTGTGCCTATAAATAAATCAGTAGCAGAAGTACCAATAGAGCCAACTGTTGCTGAGTCCTTTCTAAATAAAGCAATGTCTCCATCGCTAGTTTTTCTATTAAGTAATAAAGGCAAATCACCATCTCTAACAATAGAAACAAAATCATTAGTGCCATCTATTCTTATTCCGTTTGTTGTATTGTCTGCAACAGTTTTACCAAATAAAGAAATGCCTGTACTTGTAATTGCACCACTAGAGATAGTTCCTATGTTGGATAAATTACGAGCATCACTAAGAAATTCAGTTCCACCCATTTGTAATGGCTCTGTAAAATTAATATGATCATTTGCTACTTTTAGTCTAACCGCACTTTCAGCAAATTTTGCTACATTACCTGCATATATTTTTACAGTACCTGATGAACTGTTTGCACCTAACCCTAAGTCTTGACTAACACCATTACCACTATTTGTTTGTCCTAAAAATGGTCTATTGGTTTCAGTTGCACCTATTCTCTCACCAAACTCAATAAATGAATTTGAATTAGCTGTACCATCTCCTATTGTAAGTTTGTCATCTATAGTTACATCACCTGCAAAGGTAGCCTTACCACCTTCTGACATATCAAGAGTTAGGGCTGTGATGGTATTGCCATTGTCTATACCTAAAAACTTAATATCTTTGTCACTGGTGTTAGACATAAGAACAAGATTGTTATTACCATCGTTTTGAATGCTACCTAGCGTTGTAGAGCCATCGTAAAACAACCAATCTCCACCATCTGCATTTAATTCAATATCTCCACTTGAATCTATTGTAAAGTTACCTGTAGTATTATTTATTTCTCCACCTGCACCATTATGGAAAATTTGCATGTCATTATCTGCACCAAACTGTAACTGACCTGAATCTGAGTTTATATCTATAGTTCCACTACTTGTAATAGCACCACTATTGATAGTTCCTGCAAAGGTAGCGTTGCCATTAGTATCTAATTGAAGCCTAACTGCTGGAGCAGAACCATCAAATACACGAAAGGTTCCACCATAGTTATCAATGTTAATACCTTCATTAGTCCCTGCCCCTGTAAGAAAAATCTCTCCACCCTCAAGACCACTTGTAGCTCCATTAACTGTTATATTGCCTGATGAGATATTTCCTATGTTGTTAAGATTACGAGAGGAGTCTATTACTGTTGTGCCTTGTATTGCAATACCACCACCATTTGCTAAGAATGTAATATCAGGTGTTGTTGATGCCGCACTTTGTCCTATATGGAATTCTAATGCTTCACCTGCATTAGTTTTTATATGTGCGGCTTCATTAGCACCACTACCTGTAATACCTATTCTAAATGTAGCACCTTGTGTATTACTAATTACAAGTTGTGATGCATCCCCTGAAAGCTCTTCATTTATAGTTAATATTCCTGTTGATGTAATTGCACCACTATCTATAGTTCCTACATCTAAATTATAATTACCATTTGACCTAACTGCCCAATCTTTCCAACCAGTACCTCCTGCATTTAAAACACGCAAATTATTTCTTGTATATAAAAAACTATATGCTTGTAAATAACCATTTGCTGTAATATCGCCAGTAGAAACTATATTGCCTGAGCTTATATTTCCCGAATTTATAGTTCCTATGTTGGTTAGATTACGAGATGAGTCTATTACTGTTGTACTACCAATCTTTAAATGACCACTAGATGTAAGATTTACAACCCCTTGTATTGTCACATCATTGCCTCTAGGATTTATAAGAACACCTGCTGAAGAGATCACCAAATTACCATAACTTGATGTATCTCTGTTATATGCAAGTATATGTGGTTGTGTACCTGACACCCCTATCTCAAGAGCCATGCCTGTGTAATCAGTTGTAGCAGTAGCGTTATACCATCCCGTTGCTCTAATTTGTCCTGCTGACCTTATATCTCTTTGAAAGTTAGAAATATCTGAACTCGTAATAGCACCACTAGAGATAGTTCCTATATTAGTAAGATTACGAGAGGAGTCTATTACAGTAGTGCCTCCTAAAGCATAAGAGCCAGAAACATTCCAAATACCTGATGCACTAAGTTTCCCATATACACTGCCACTAGCATTTGCAAGAAGTGCGATACTTCCATAAGATAAAAACTCCATAACACTACCAGTAGCAAAAATATAACCTTTATTAGCGTTTCCATGTCTAAAACCTATTAAAGAACTAGAGACTCCATCAAGGTGAATAGTTGCTCTATTAGTCGTACTCCAAGGAGAACTTGTACCACTTATACTTAAGTTGTGACTATTACTTCCTAAATCCGAAGCTCTAATAGCATCATTAGAGATAGTTCCTGCAAAGGTTGCTACACCACTTTCAAAAATTGTAAGTAGATCAGAAGCACTGTTATTTTTACTTACAATAAATGCTCTATCAGTTTGATTATTATCCGTATCAATATCAATACGAACACTTGTATTTGATTGAATCCAACCACCAACACTGGGGTCATTTAAAGTAAGTTTCCCTGTACTTGTAATAGCACCACTAGTGATAGTTCCTATGTTAATTAAATTACGAGAGGAGTTTATTACACCTGTGCCACTAATACTTAATGAGCCTACATTAACATTGGCGAACGCACTATCCGTTTGATTATATACATCTAGACCACCACCTGTGTTGGCGTTCATTCTTACTACATCATGTGATGAAGAATATTGTGTTGCATACCATTTATTGTTTTGCAGATAAACACCATAACTTGAATTTGTAGATGTTCCGCCTACTCCAATCACACCTGAGAAGGTGGAGTTACCTGTACTTGTTATAGCACCACTAGAGATAGTTCCTGTAAAGGTAGCGTTGCCTGAAGAATTTAAAGTAAATACCGGACCTGTACTTCCTTGTCCATTTTCTCTAACACCAAATTTTAAACCATACCCAAAATCTCCTGAATTTGCATTTTCTTTATATCCTTTAATATAAGAACCGCCACTTACAGCACTTGTTCCTTGATAATAACTAGAAAAAACAATAGAACCGCCTGTGTCTGCGGCTAAACTTCTTGTATCAACTAAATACAGGTTAGAATTACCGCTTGTAGGAATATTTGCTCCACTTCTGCGACTATCTATTAAGCCACTAGAAATAGTTCCTATATTGGTTAAGTTTCTGCTTAAATCAAACCACTTAGTAGAACCCATATATAAATCGCCATCTGACTTAACAGCGAAAGTATCAAATCCACTTGTTTGATTATAAATTCTAAACAGATCATCGCCATCTAATATATACCTTGCATAAAGACCTGTATTTTTAATATCAATACTTGCCTGTCCATTAGAAACATTGTTGTTAATGGTAAGTTTTGCCACATCTTTATTAATGGCTATGTTGCCCGTAGTATCTAATTCTCCAGTAATTGAAGCACCACCGCTAGTTGTGGCTAGTTTGGTAGAGCCATTTGTTGCAAGTTCTATTTGATAACTTGAACTACTTGTATCAAGTTTAAGGTTTTGACCTTGACCTACAACTTTTGCACTATTAAATATTCTAAATTCTTTAATACCTGATTCTTGTGCATATAATTCATAAGTTGCTGTTCCTGTATTTGAAAGTATTTGGAGTGGATATTGACTTTGTATTCTTGCTTTCCAAGTTGTTGCAGGTGCTACACCAATACCAACCTCTCCATTTATTGTTGCATCAGATATATTGGTTAAATTACGAGAGGAGTCTATTACAGTTGTAGTGCCAATTTGATATCCTGAGTCTGCTTTTACAAAACCTGCAAGGTAAATATCTTTCCACTTATTATTACTCCAACCTAAACTAATATCACTCGTATGAGCAGTTGCAGTCATACTTTTAGGATGAATACATCTATAAGCAGAATTTGGTTGAAATGTTAATCCTGCTTCTTGATTACCAATAGAAATATTATCCATTTCAACACTGCCGACAGTCGTTCCACTTCCCAACGAGGAAACTCCTGTGCTTGTAATAGCACCACTAGAGATAGTTCCCAAAGAAACATCCATGCTTTTACCAGTTTCAACTAACTTATACCAACTACCCCAAGTTCCTCCTATATCAGCACGTCTATGCCATATGTTGCCATTATCAGTAAAACCTAATGCATGAGTATCGCCTCCTGTTGCATCCTGCCATTGTTGGAAAAGCATTTGACCATGAAAAGTGCCACCATCTGATAAACCATCACCATTATTATTTGCTTTAAAGTCAAATCTTGCTATTCTATCTGAAAAATTTGTTGATGTTGCAGTGTTTCTTGTGTCTTGAACTCTATAACCAACAGCATTTACAATATTAGCACTTACAGTATCGCTACTTGTTATAGAACCACTAGAGATAGTTCCTATGTTGGTAAGGTTTCTTGAGGAGTCTATTACAGTGGTATTATTCATTTGAAAATTACCACCACTTGTCATTCTAAAGGTATTAGCATTGCCACCATTAGTTCTAAAAGTAATATCTTCACCTGTAGCAGAGCAAAGATATAATCCATCATTAGCATTATTAGCACCTAAAATTCTATTATGACCATTTGTAGTGCCACTAAAAGATAACATTCCATAACCACCACCATAAGTTCCATCTTGTTGTAGTGTCATACCACCATTAAGATTCAAAATCTTTCTTGAGGAGTCTATTACCGTAGTGCCATTTATTTGTAAATGTCCAGTTTTTAAGTTTAAGTTGCCATCATTACTAATTCTAACCGCTTCTTCTAAAACAGGACTTCTCCCTTGTTTAGCTGTATAAAATCCCATCCCAACCTGAGCACCATTACTGTACTCAGTTATACTTTTAATGCTTCCGCCAATACCTCCTGTAGCAGAGGCATCATTTGAGCCAAAGTTTAATTCAGAATTTACTTCGCCATTAGCTGAAACACTAGTATTACCGCCAGTTATTAATACAGAGCCTGTAACAGCATTTGGTGCGGCAAAAGTTCCAAGAACACCTGATATATTGCCTGTACTTGTAATAGCACCACTAGAGATAGTTCCTGTAAAGGTAGCATTTCCATTTTCACCATCAATCGTGAATACTGAAGTACCTGCACTTGAAGTGCCACCATGTTTTACAATTTTAAAGTTTGCTGTATCAGTTTGATTATTATTTGAATCAAGATTAAGTATGATTTCTCCATAAGAGTTAATTCTTATATCATCAGTACCCATACTTGAAATAGCATGTTTTAAATTTCCATCTCCATAAAAAGATATATATCCGCTTCTTGGTAAGATTATCTTTTCATCCCCAGTATCACTTGTTCCAGTTAAGTCTATATCACCTGAAGTTGTAATAGCACCACTAGAGATAGTTCCTATGTTAGACATATTCCTAGAAGAATTAATAACCTGAACATTGCCTATTTTTAAATTACCACTTATATCTATATCAGAACCACTAATATAAATTCTTCCATAACCACCCTGCCCTAGAACTAATCTATTCGTAGAAGTTAAGATTACATCTGATGAAAGACTACCAACTACACCACCTGCACCTAATGAACCTGAGCTTCCTCCACCACTATCAAAAGCTAGTTGTACATCATTCCAAGTAAGATCAGCTTCACCATTTATAGTTGTAGAACCACTTGCAGTTAATATTCTATTATCAGCAAAGTTAGTGATACCTGAAATTAAACCTGAATCAGCACCCCATTCTAGGGTAGTTCCTGTAGATGGTACTTTTAAAACTTGACCTGCTGAACCTATGCTGTTGGGTATAGTGAAGGAACTGTTGGAGATAGTTCCTGTAAAGGTAGCGTTGCCACTAGTATCAATAGAAACACTAGGTGTAGCACTTGTAGCTGATTGCCCTATATGAAATTCTAGGGTTGAGTCTGTTCTTATGTGTGAATTTGCAGTACCACTACCAATGATACCAATACGCATGAATGAACTGCCTGATTGACCATTTGTAATGGTTAATTGACCTGTATCACCACTTATTTGATCTGATATAGATACAGTTCCTTGATCAACTGTAGTGTTACCATTTTGGACAATTAGTCCATTTTTAATTCTAAAGTCTTTTTGTGTTGCCATCTTCCCTATCCAATGTGCTTACTATTATTATGTCATCAAGCTTCTATTCCTGATACATTAAATTTAAATTCTGTTGAAGCAGACTGATTGGGGTCAATCAATAATCTTATATTTCCACCTGAAATATCGGCATCAAAAGTTGCTAACGAAGTATTTGAAAATATCGTTGCATATTCTGTCATATAGACTGTAGTTCCATTATGCGTCAAAAGTATCTCTGTTGCATGAAAATTAGTGCTTAATTTAATTTGTACTAATACTTTAATAGTTCTATAAGCTGTTGCAGAAGCAAGTATTCTATTAGTCTGTGAAGCACTTGTAGTCGTTAGAGATGCTGTAGCTTTGTTTACTAATGCATCACCACCTATTATTTCATCATTAAATTGTGTCTTAGGTGTAACAGTAAGCTTTTCTCCATTTAATGAACCATGACCGTACTGTATATATGCTTGATCTGCACCATCATTAAATACTATTCTTGGAACACCACTAGAGCTTGTTTTAAATCTTATTATAGGCTGTGCATCAGTTGCATTACCTATCTCTAGCACAGCACCTGCATTTGCTATTTTAAGTGTTGTATTGTCATAAGTTAGGTTTGTTTCAGCTTCAATAGAACTAGCACCATCAGAAGTAATAATTCTGCCACTGCCTGTAGCACCGTTTGTATAGTTTGTAACAGTATTAGAACTCCAACTTAAAACACCTAAATCTGTTGATGTAAGAACAGCACCACTGTTAGATGGTGTGTTTGTAGGCAAGGTATAAGTGCTACTAACACCCAAGCTAGATGGAGATTTTATAGCTACATACTCATCACCAGTATTCGCAGTTAATTCATAAAATCTTACTTCGCTATTATTCCCAAGGCTAATATTTCCTGCAAAGGTAGCGTTGCCTGACTGATTGATAGTTAATAGTTCGTTACCAGTGCCAACAGAATGTTTGTAAAGATGAAACTGGTTGTCTGTATCATCGTTGTTGTCATCAATGACCAAACGAATATCACGGGCTGATCTTATCTCTACTTCTTTTCCAACGTTCCCATCAATAATTAAGGAAGTTCCATCACTGAGTATTTGCCCTTCAGGTACAGTAATAGTTCCTGAAGAGGTGATTGCACCAGAGTTGATAGTTCCTGCAAAGGTAGCGTTTCCTGATGAGTTAATGACCAACCTATCATTAACACCTATAGTACCACCCGATGCAATTCTGAAAGAACTATCAGAGTTATCACGACCCATTGTGTAAGCTGAAGTGCCATTACTAGCAAAAGTAAGTTTCGCATCACCTGACGTTGTAGTATCAATTTTTACTTCTGAATTACCTGCTACAGACCTTTTAAATAAAGCCATTTCATTATTTAAGCCTACTACATGAATACTATGAGTAAGTGATGTTGCTCCAATACCCAAAGACTCAGCACTAGCATCCCAAAATAAAGCTTGGGTAGTTCCTGTATCTTCGTAGAAGGAGATGTCTCCGCCTGTAGCAAATTTAACTCTATTAACACCATCAGTTTTAAAAGTATGATTTTTACCTGCTGGTGCATGATAAACACCGCCATCATTATTAACACTATCTATACGAACTTGTGATAAACCACCTCTTTGGAACTGTAAGCCTTGGCCGCTACTTCCATTTATAATTGCATCAGTACTTGCATCAACAGTCAAACCATCACTTGTAACTGTTCCTGTTACGTCTATAGCACCCGAATTGATAGTGCCAACAGTTATATTTGGCGTACCTGATAAACCTATTGCAGTTATACCTAGTGCATTTATTTCAGCTTGAGTTTGATCTGTAGTTGCACCTGCTTCTATACCATCAAGCTTAGTTCCATCAGTTGCTATGTCTCTGCCATCAACTGTGCCTGTTACAGTTATATTTCCGTTAAAAGTAGAATTATGATTTACAACTAATGTGCCATCTGAATTGATCTTAATCTCATCACCACCACCTAAACCATTTTGTCTTATCCAAAAGTTTCCACCATCAAGTCCCATGTGGACTGTGCTAGAGCCTTCAGTAAAAACAATATAAGGTGCAATAGAATCAGTAATATTAACTCTATTACCTGTTAAAGCACTACTAGAAGTTATAGCACCTGTAGCATCAATAGCACCTGAATTGATAGTTCCAATATTTACAAGATTTCTATCAGTTGTAAAGAACTGAGTTCCAGTCATGTATAGACCATTTACACTTCTAAATTGAACTGAATTCCAATCTTTAGAAGCATCAAAACCACCTATGTATAAATTATTAGTTCCATCAGTTGTTGGTCTTATATAACTAGTTGCCCTATTAAACTCTAAACCATAACCCCTTAAGTCTGTATAAGAACCATCACTAAAATAAGACCTTATAGCTCCTGAAGTTGAACTATCACCTGAAATTATAGAACTTTGTGATATATGTTGATTACCTATATCTAATTGTTCAGCACTAGAATCCCAGAAAAAACCTTGATTTGTGCCTGTTGAGTCATAGAAAGATATGTCTCCGTTGGATGCTATTTTTTGACGTATGGTTGTGCCACCTGTATCAAATCTTAAAATACCTGCTGTATCACTTGCTCTTATATAATTAGCACCAGCTCTTGAAAAAGTTTGAATATAACCATTATCTTGTATTTCCCAAGTTCCTGAAGTTCCTCCACTTGTCAAACCATCAGCAGTTACTCTTCCTGTTACGTTTATTCCGCTTGATGTTGTGGCTAGTTTTGGTGAGTTGTCATAGTAAAGAGTAACTGCACCATTAAGTTGCATATCAGCAAGTATCTCTGTTGAATTATCATTTCTAAATTTAAAACCTGAACCATTAGAAGTGAAAACTAAATCACTAGAACCTCTATCTCTAATATAACTTGGTCCATCTTGATCATGGTATATTTCAAAATCACTTCCTGTTCCAAATATAGCTTTGACGTTATCTGCAAAATTAAGATTGTGTGAAAAGTTAAAGCTATCGTTAGTTGTGTTCCAAGTTAAGGTAGCATCTTGTGTAGCACTTACAGCATCTTGAATAGTAATACCTGCACCATTTGCATTAGCTGAAGTATCACCAGTGCCATAATTTAAAGTAATGTTTTTGTCTTTAACATCTAGGTTGGCTGTGTCTATAGTTGTGGTAGTACCTTGTACATCTAGGTTGCCCTCTATTACAACATTAGATTCAAAAGTAGCATCATCCTCAAATGTTTTAGAACCTCTTACTGTAGTTCCTATATCTAGTGTAAATGTAGCATCACCTGAAGTAAAAGAAGCACCACCTGTTAAACTGCCACCTGATGTATTTATAGTTACACCTGTAATATCTCCTGCACCTGTATCTACTACTGCACCGTTCCAATATAAAGAACCACCTACGTTATAAAGTTTGTTAGTAGTAGTAGAAGGTGCTGAACCTTGTGATACCTCTACTATTGGTGTTGTAGTTGAGCCTGTAATTGTTGTATTTGCTAAAGTTACAAAAGGATTAGCATAAACTCCATCACCATTTTTAACTTCAAAGGTAGCCATTGTTTGTTCTATAGGTGTTCCTATGGAACTATCTGTTGCTCTACCCTTTAATACAAGTTTTGCTATACCTGTGCTGTTACCATCAGCACCACCTTTAGCTAAACCCCAATCAGCATCAATAGTCAAAAATTGATTTGTCCAATCTCCACCAATGTATTCACCAAAAAATAATTGATACCTTTCTGTATCTGAATTTTGAAAACTTGTAACACCACCTATAGCACCATTACCACTTGTTAGAAAAGTGTAATTTTCGTTATCTTCACCACCACCTGTGCTTTTAAATTTATTAAGAACTAAATTTTTACCAAGTATATTTAAAGTATCAGAAGTACCTATATTACCACCACCTGTTGAATATGATATGGGTGCAGAGCCTGTAGTGACACTTACTTCTGATGTTAAGGCACTAAATACGTTGTTAGATGAAAAATGTCTAACTGCAACATAATAAGTTGTACTTGCTTTAACACCATTGATAGATTCTTTTGCTGTGCTTTTACCTACTATAAAAGAACCAATATAAGTACCTGATGTAGTTCCATAAAATACTTCTGTACCCTGAACAAGATCATCAGGATTATTAGTCCATGAAACATTAAGATCAAACCCTGTAATCTCTAATGTGGTTGCTACAGCTAAACTTGTAGGTGGAGATACTGCAAAACTACCTGTAGAAACGCTTGAGCCTTCGTCTAACGGATTTGTATAACTACTAGATGCAAAGTTATACACAGAAGAATCAATCTCTTTAAGGTCAAGCCTTGTAGCTAAAACTGGAACACCATCTTGGTCTATAACTTCTAAATTTGTGCTTAAAACTTCAAATGTTTTGTTGGTATATCCTAATCTTTCATTTGTTAGGTAAACCCAATCAAAGGGTTGTAATTGCATAAAAGCAATATTGCAACTTACAGATAAACTTGTTTTTTTTCGTGTATGTAATAAGGCTGTTCTTTGTAGCCTTTGTGCCATCGTAGTGGTATCTGTGAAAGGTAATTGTATTTCTAATGACTTTTTATAGTTAGCTGATGATTCACCACTAGGAGTGTCGTTTGCTAAAAGGGTGCTATCTTCATATAAAGGCGAATCTGTAGCTACATAGTTATTATTTGCATCAACATATACAGCTTTTACGCTGTTAAATGTTTCTCCACTTGATTGTGCTGTTTGTACGGTTATAGGTGCTAGAAGATTGTCATCTGTAATAGTCATATTAGGTGATACATTTGCACCTGCGAACATTACAAATTTACCATCTATATAAGATAATTTACCTGCACAAGAACTTAATAAGCCTTCTATTACACCACCACCATCTGCTGACATATTAGTTATACCATTAGCTGTATATGCCCTTTCTGTAAAGGTTAGCGTTGTGCCATTAGCTAAACTTACATTTGCAGTAAGAGTTAATTGTAAGTTAGTTCTTTTCAAGACATATACATCATTTGATATACCTGTACCTGTCACTTTTTGACCAACATCAATTAAAGTTACTGTATCTGCTATAGCAAGATTAACTATTAGAGAACTACTTACAGCACCACTGACAGTTGCTGTTGTAATAGATTGATCGCCTTCACAAGTATTAGCGGCTATTTGAAAACTACCTAAAGCAGTAGTGTCATTAACTTCACTAGATGTAGCTTTAAGACCGTAAGTTGTATTAGTTATATAATCCCTTACGCAAAGTGCAGGGTTTGAGCCTATTTCTTTTCCAGTGCTATCTATAAATGCTGTTTCATTACTTCTTGGGTCAAAAACCTTTTTACCTTTAACTACAAAAGACATAGGTGGTATACCACCACCAAAGGCTTCTGAATCAAAGACCATTTCAACAAATACATAAGATATGCCTATAAATTTATCTGTATTACCTAAAGATGTATTAGAAATAACATTATTGTTTGCTGTTGTTTGTGAGCCATCTAAAAATACATATCTAAGCAAAGAATTTTGTACACTAAATTTATTATCGTTGTCACTATTAGTAAATCTATTATTTGTAGCGTACTCAAAACCACCATTTGATGTTGTAGTTAGAACTTCATCATTTATTAAAACTTCTTCTAAACTTTCTACTTCGTGACCTGCTAATACAACAATCATTGATAATTTATATTTATCCGTACCCGAAGTCTCTATATGAGTTATTGTTCCACCAACCCTAGCTTTACCATATATTATTTGTCTAGGAGCTGTAGCTGTTCTTGTAGATACTTTAGAGCCAAAGTTTTCACCAACAGCATCAATGCCTTTGGACATTAATCCTTGTGCTAATATAGAAGCACCTGACATAAGAGCAAGAGTTGAAGTTTTAACACCTAAGAAAAAAGCACCAGTAGCACCTGCTACACCACCAATTCCAAGCAAAGCTAAACCAGTTGTTACAGCAAATATAGTCAATCCTACTTTTACTGCTGTTTCAATAGCCTTAGACATTAGATATTCTCCATACAGAAACTATTTCTACATTTTGCTTACAGGCTAACTTATCATCAGTAGGTGTTATAACTTTACAACCATCTGTAATACCTACTAACTCTGATTCTTCTTTATATACCACTAGATCACCCTTTTGCATAAATGCTTTATCTATTTCTACAACTCCTTTAATCTTACATGCTTTGGCTATACTTTTAGAGAGTGTTCCACCATATTCTTTGATAGATTTTATGGCTTCTTCTTCATTAGTCCATGTAAGCTCTTTGGGTATTAAATCTTCTCCTGTAATAGCTTTTATACAAGCATTAGAAAACTTACAGCAGTCCCATGTTCCCCATTCAAAACCTTTAAACATATTGGTTTCAATAAATTCGTCAAATAATATTTGCCAATCTGTTTTTTTTATTATCATTATCTTATTTTTGTTGGTGGCTTATCACCGCCACTACCACTATTGCCACCCATTCCACCTGAGTTAGATGATGATCTTCCCCATATAATTTCTTTATCTTGTAAAGACTGCACTCTATCAAAGCAAGTATCGCCATCACTTATATATTGTTGTGATTCTTTGGTATATCTAAGGTTAGATGGTCTTTGTAAGTCTATAAGCCTATTTTCTGCATCCACGCTAATTGTAGAGCCATTAGGGTCATCATTAACCGTCATAGACTGCATACGCCCTTTAAATAGCGTCATAGTCCCTGCAACGGTGTCTGTACCCCCTGAAAGGTAGCCAAGATATACAGTTATAAATCTATTTTGATAGTTTTCGGTGAGTGCTAAATCTAAAACTGTAGCATCCATACCTGCTAGTGAAACAGATAAACCACTTGATTTTAATTCTAGGGTATCTTCTATATTAGATACGCTAAGAAGAGTACCTGCACCAGTATAGGTATTGCCATCAATAGAAAGATCATAATCACCACTCCACACATATAAGGTATCTGTGTCAAACTCAGCTTTGACTGCTAAAAATAGAACTTGGTGATCAGCTTGTAGATATTTGACGATATCACTATCTATACCACCTCTATTGGACATTTAAACTACCTCAATACATGAAAAAGACATTCCATAGTTAGATATATTGTCTGCATCCCAATCTACATCTTTAGTTGTTAATCTAAACATACCTTTTGGTGATGCAAACCTAACAAGATGATTCTCTGTAATAGCAGTTCTTAACTTAGGCTGTATTTTGACTCCATAAGTGTCTGCACCTGCAATAACATTAAGTGTTGCATCTTCTGTGACCATTACATATTGCACAGGATTAGCACCTGTTGTAGAACTAGCTGTAATCTGTAAGTAATCACCTTTTTTAATAGTACCTGTAGCACTATTACTACTTGACGCTAAATTTAGACCTGTAGACCCCTTTTGATTAGATTTTATAGTACATGCAGGTCTATTCAGATCTTCTGTTAAGGTAATTGTGTTTTCAGGCTGTAGTGTTAGTGTGTATGAGTTTGCTTTAGCAATTATCTTATGTGTCCCATTATTTTCAGGAAAACGTGAACCTGTTACAGAAATAAAATCACCAACTAAAGCATTAGCAAAAGGTGTTGTGTTGCTAGGTGCTACTATTGTGTTATTTACATTAAAATTTAATTCTATATTTGCTGTTTGATTGATTCTGTTTTTTGCTTTTAAATCATCTGCATTGTATGTGCCTTGATTTAGTAAGGCATCAGGGTCTGCAAATTTGAACTGATTCACCATCCCATTACACTCTAAAAGAAAAGATTGCCAATTTTTAGCTACATCTCTTCGCATAGGTGGAAGGCTTACAACTGCTTCCCAAAATACACCGTCATATTCTTGTGTTCTTATCTTACCTGTATATGGAGAAGCTACAGTTCCTATAGTTCTTACTAATTTAAAGTTACTTCTAACAAAGTTAGGAGTGTTTGGCATTGTTACTAATTTACCCACCTACTAGACTCCTTCTAAAGTTACCACCACGCATTGCTGATTCTTGTACTGCCGCTTTTGTTACATCTGCTATCTGTGGCATCATTTGCATTACTTCTGCTCTCACAGTTGGAACAATTCCTGTAGCAAAATTGATTGATTGGTTGATTACCGTAGTTCCACCACCACCCATAGCATTTTTACTATTCATATTATTCATAATAGTGCCACCAGTGTTAGGTACAAATATTTCTGCACCACGTTCACCAACTAAAGTAGGCGTACCACCTTGTATAGTCCCACCTCCTGCTTTACCAATAGGAATTGTAGGCAAACCTACTGCAGTGAATAATGTATTCATTAAGGGTTTAATAACTTGCATTTTTAAAAATTCAGCTATAACTTGTTGAATCATGTTGCCCATGAGATTTTTAAAGGCTACCATTGCATTTTGTCCTTCCTGCAAAGCATTTACAAAATCATTAGCAAACTGATCTGTTGCTTTTTCTAATATTTCTTCTAAAGCACCATTCACTTCATCTTTTGTTTTTTCTGTTTCATCAACAAATCCTTGTAATGTTGCTCTTACCTCTTCTATACTTTTACCAAAGAATGCGGCTGAACCTCCTGCATTTTTAAAGAATGCATTTAAAGCGTTATCATCTGCTAATAATTCTTTAAATACATTTATACCATTAGGGTCTAATTCTTTTTGTAAAGTGCTTTGCACTTTCTTTAAAGCACCTTCTATATCACCAAAAGGCATTAATCCAATTCTTTGTAAAACTTCATCTTCAGTAGCACCATCAAATTGTGCGGCAAAGAAATCTTTTCTAAAATCTGCCATCAATTCTTTTGCTTTCTTAGGGTCTATTGGACCCATGAAATCACCCATAGCAATTTCAAATCTTTCGTCACTAAATGCCTTAATTGCTTTTTCAAGTTCTGCTAAAGCACCTGCAGTTCCTAGTTCTCTTACTTGTTGGTCTAATGTTTTTGTAACTACTCCAAAACTTTGTAAAAATTTTAATGATGCTTGTGTACTTTTAGAAAGCCTATCCATCATTGTTTTTGGTTTTGTTAATGCATCAGCAAGTTGTTGTTGTTCAAGTGCCGCTAATCTTGTAGCTTCAGCATTATCTTCTACTTCAGGTGTAGCATCTTGTATGGTTTTATCAAGTAATACATATGCACCAGTAGCGGCGGCAAGACCTGCTGTGATTTTTGCTATTCCTATTCCACCAGTTGTTACTGCTTGAAAGGCTATTGATGCAACTGTACCTGCTCTTATAGCTACTGCAAGTGCTTTAAATCCTGCAACTAATCCAGTAACTACTTTTTGTAGTAAGGCATAGTTGGCTATAACTGCGGCACCCAGTGCTACTGAAGCGAATACTTTAAAGTGTTTTGTAACAATGATTAATGTATTGCCAAGTATTGAAAAAGCTAAAGATAAAACTTTACCAAAAGCATCAGCAAGACCTTTTGAGTTATCTAATACAACACGCATTTCCCTAGCTAAAGTAATCAATGTGTCTTTTAATCCACTTTCACCAATCTTAACTGCAAATTCAGCAATACCATCACTTACATTAGATATAGCACCTGATAATGTATTTGCTCTTGCTTCTAATGCAGTACCAAACTTTTCTCTACCAATTTTTCTAAGATATTCTGCTATAGAACTACCATTTCTATCTATTTCTTCTGTTACACCATCAAAGGTAACTTTTATTTTTTCACCTTCTAATCTTGCTACAACATTAAACTGTTTAAGCATTTCCATTTCACCAGTAACAGCTCTAAAGGTTGCTTGTGCTACTTGTGATATATCTTTACCAAAGGCGGCGGCAAGATTACCAAAGTCTTTTAAAGCATCTTCTGTAGGTGCTACACCTGCTTGTAATAAACTAATAAATGCTTGTGATACACCTTCTAGTTGGAATGTAGTCTGTGATGTGAACTTTCTTATTAAGTTAAAGGATTGTGCCGCTGTTTCTGCACTGCCAGTAATAGCTGTAAGTGTTGCTTCTAAATCTTCAAAGGTTCTAATGGTATCTATAGTGCTACCAACTAACCTTGTTAATCCTATGGTACTAACAATAGCACCAAAGCCTTTAAGTGCATTTGATGCAGCACCTGAAGATTTTTTTGTTTTATCTAGTTGTTGATTTACTTTGTTAAGACCTTTTCTTAACTGTGCAGTCTCTGCCTTAATTTCAACTAATAATGTATCTACTGGATTACTCACTTGGATACAACTCCATTAATTCATTAAGACGTTCTCTAGTCATTGGTTCTTCTTTTTTTTCTGAACCACTGTTGAATTCCATAAAACCATCTATAGCCATATAGACTTCTTTAGGGCTAGATTGCCAAAAATCTGTAGGTGTCATACCCATCATGCCAACACAAATAGAAAAGTATCGTTTGATAGGCAAAGTTTCACTTGTTATTCCACCTGTTCTTGCTTTCCCTCGTCTGTTGTTTCCTCTGAATCATCAGTTAGAGATTTTGCAAGTAAGTTAGCAACTGCGGCTGTTGCTTTTACTATACCTGCATTTTGTACGATTTTTATTACATCAGGTTCTTGTAAATCGTTACCACCACCTCTTAAGGCAGGTAATAATACAGCTATAATTTGTGATAGCCTTATATCACCCTCACTCATGTTTTGTGCAAGTTTGATTATTCCCATATTACAAGAATCTTCTATCTGCATAATAGCGTTGATAGTTAATCTAGCCTTATAGTCCTTACCTGCTAAGTTAAGTGTGGTTTCACCCTTTAGTTTGTTTGTCATCTGACTTGATCTCCTTTGATTTACTTGCAACTGCAAGATTTATTATTAATGCATCACTTAATGGATGTTTATAAAATGTGTCAACCTTTCTGTCTTTGCCATCAATATTTATTGAATCGCCAACTTCTATAACATTACCAATAGTTAATTCGTTTTTATTTAACAAACCTTCTATTGATTCTTTGCCAACTTTTATTTTAACTACTTTCATTATGCAAAAGTAACGTAACCTGCTGACTCAAAAGACATTGAGTAAGTAGCTTCACCATTATATTCACCTGCATACTCTATAGATGTAATTTGAAAAGACCCTGTATAAGTACCTAAGGTTGGTACTGTAAACTTAAAGTCTTTATATGCAGGGGTTTGTGAAGAAGAACCATCAGATGTATTTTGTTGTGCTTGAAAAGAAGTTCTTACAAGTTGTTCTTGTGTATCATTTGTAAATACACCTGAACCACTAATAGAAATACTATTTACACCTGCTCCTGCAAGGAGTGTTCTAGTACCTTTACTATCTTTATTAGTAATATCTACTGATTCATCATTTAATGTTATTGAAGATGACCTCATTCCACCAACAGCAACAAATGTAGAACCTGTTGTGTTAATTTCAATTAAGACATCTAAACCTTTTTGTGCCGCCATATTTATCTCCTATTTATAAAATTAGTTTGTTCCTAATATTATTGCTCGGAATCGCATGACTCCATGTCTAGTAACACCGTCTGGGTCTCTCATTATATCACTAAATTCATACCTGAGGTTTATCAGGTTAAATCCAGTAACACTTAGATTACTATCATGCAATAAATCGTGAATTCTGTCCATTATTTGTTTTGTTTCTTTTGCACCTTTGTATTGTGACCATATATGAATATTTATAGTAGTTTCACCACCTGTTAAATCTTTTGTGCTGTAGTCAATGCTTGTTTCTTCACCTAAAGCAACAAAAGGGTATGTAGCACCCTCTGTAACCTCATCAAACACACCTGCACCTAAAGTTGATGTAAGTGTATTATCACTGGATAAAGTGCTATAAATAGTTGTCTGTAGTGCAAATTGTCCAATGCTCATTTTATAAGACCTTGACTTTTAAATATGGTTTTAATTTTTCTTTTATTTTTCTGTAATGCAGGTTGCAAAAATGGTCTAGCCATTATTTTTGTAGTACCAAATTCTAATGCTTTACTATATGGTGCTTCTGATCGCACTTGACCTATAACACTAGAACCAAAGGTTTTGACTTTTGTATTTATATTGCTTACTAAAAAACCTGTATCACTTGCAGGTGCTTCCCCTTGTGCAGATGATGTATGTGTTCTTCTTGGATTGTATAAAGTTCTTGTTACACCACTTTTGTTGCCACCAGTAATACTTTTAACAGCAGTTTCTTGAACTACAGATGCACTTCTTGTTACTGCTTTTATAGAATTCTTTTTTACATTGGTTGTTAATCTTTGATTTAATCTTTTCTTAAAAGCATCATAATTAACCCATACAACACTCATGTTGCTATTCCTTCTTCACAAAGCAGTTTAAGAAATCTATCCCTTTCATCAACATTGATAATAGCCCTAATATTAAATAACTTACTATCAAAACTAATCCTAGAAGCGTTAGTAATATCAGTCCTATAACGTACTGTAATCTCGTGTGACACGCTTCCAACCAGTTTACCTTGTGCATATACCTCTTTCCCACTTTTAGGCTTTATATCAGCATACACAGAAGCAATACTAGACCACCCCGAACTAATTCCCCCACCACTATCTCTAGTAGTGCCTTGTCCTTGAAGGGTAATTTTGTGTCGGAGTTGACCTACTTGGCTCATTATCCTAATGACATGAGTTTTGAACTACCCATTCCACTGTAAACTACATACGGAGCAAGAAGCTTAGTTGCAGTAGCAGGTAGTGAAGTTTTACCTTCATACATATCACCTCTGTGTTCGTACAAATATGTAAGAACTTGATAGATCGCGAATTTGATAGGTTCAGGTACAGCACTAGCTGATAAATAACCTGTAACATATTTAACTTCTATGGCGTTTGCTACTCGTAATGCTGTTGGAAAGGTTTCACCTGTTCGTAAAACTACCCTTGCAGGTTGTCTAGCATTGTCTACATAATATTTAGAACTAGCAAAGGTTGTTGCATTGTCACTATCATCATAAGTCTTTATATGACTAATAGATACAACAGGTGGCATGGGTAAATCTATATAGTTTTTGTAATAGTTAATGTATGGACCAGTACGCATACCTTCCCATAGACTATCTTCTACATCTTCTAATGCATCTAGAAACAGTTCATATGTTTGAGTCATGAAAGCACGTTGCGTGTGTTCTTCACATAGCTTTCTTGCTGTTGAGATCAATGATGTTATTAAAGCATCATCCCCTGAACTATCTACTCTTAAATATGACTTTGCTTCTGCAAGGGTTATAGGTTCTGATGCAGGTGCTGTATGTAAAACTAGACCTGCCATTTACCACTCCTAATTAGCTTTTTTCTTATCAGCCTTTGCTTCTTCTACTATTGGTTGTTCGCCTACTACAGTTTCACCACCTTGTGCTTCTTGTAGCTTTTGTACTAATACCCTAATAGTATGTTGTGCATTAGCTAGTTCTTGTTGTGCTGTGTTGTATAGTGATTCGTAGTTTAAGTCTTCTGACATATTATTCTCCTAAAAAAATATTCTTTCTATTATTAGCCCAAACATTGAAGCGATAATTAAGCCATAGAGTCCATAAATAAGATTTTCAAGTCTATCAAATCTCTTTGAACCACTTTCTAACCTTCTATCTATATTATCGTATCTAATAGCACATTCACGTTCATGTGCTTCTAGCTTACTTATAGTATCGCTTGGTATTTTGACTGCCATTCAACTATTCTAAGCCATTAATTCTTTACATACAATGATAAGTCTTAAGACTTTTTCTTAGTAGTTTTCTTTTTAGTTGTCTTTTTTGGTGCTTCTCCACCATCCCATGCTTCGTTTACATCAGGTGTAGATGGGTCATCTGCTTTAAGTTGACCTTTTGTGTTTCTTGCTCTTTTTGGTGTAACTTTAGCTTCTACTTCAACAGTTTCTTCTACTGCATCAACTTTAACTTCTAAAGCCCATCCATTCTCTACAAAAGTATCCATAATTTCTTCTTGCCACTTGCCTTTAGAGATCACAATATCATCTGCTTTATGTAAAACCATATCCGCAGAATTTTCGTCTACTATTGCAGGTTTTGGAACTAATATTTTATATTTTCTTGCCATAATATTTACCTATTAAAATAGAGAGGGGAATTTCACCCCTCAAATTCAAATCACTTACGCTAAGTTATAAGTACTCGCACCACCTGCATGGCGTGGGAATCCTTTGATAACTGTAGCTGACATAGGTGTGCCAGACGAATGATTGCCTGTTCTGACAATATCCAATCTTATATACTGTTTACCACCTACATAGCCAATTCCACTAGCTTGTGGAGTTTCAGCATTATCATCTAGTGTTAACCAAGTTCCATCTGAAGAGATAGAAGCATCAGTAACATCTAATTGACTGCTTACAGCAACTAGAGAACCACTTGTATCACCATGATACAGTTTGAACTCATACTTTAAGTTACTTGCTAAAGTGTCACCTTCAGCACCTGAATTAACCATAACAAAAGCACCTTCAAAACCTGCTAGGTCTATCTCTGCTCCTGCTGTGGTGGTAGCATTTCCACTTGCAACTAGTGCCGCTGTTGAAACTACAGGTGTTAAATTATTTCCTAAATCTCTCATAATTTACTCCTTGCTTACGCTGTTACTTTAAGTTTATTTATGGCTTCAGGAAGAATCACCTGACCACCAACTCTTCTTCTTGCAATGTATCTTACATTACCAGTAGTAGCTTGGGTGAAAGGGTCTCTTAAAACCGCTAACGATACTCTATCTACAATCATGTATGCTCTTCTAAAGTCACCAAAAGCAACTGGGAAAGCATTTTGTGCAATAGATGGCATGTCTGTAGCTTCCACATAAGGTTGTCCAAGAATAGTGTTAGTAACACCACCTTGCAATGACATCCCTGCTTGGAATACATACTGACCTGCAGTATCTTTAAGTTTTCTAATAGCAGCTAAAGTGCTTCTGTTAAATACAAAAGAACCATTTCTACCATAGTCAGACTTAATGTTATGTACTAATGATATTAAGTTATCACCAGTAATAGCTGTGTTAGAGCCTGAGTCTATAGAACCAACATCACTGTTAGTCATAAATCCTTCAGGTTTTCCTACAGCGTTACCACTTACAAAAGCAGCACCTTCAGCTTTAGCAAATTGTTCGCTAAATTCTGATTGCATTTCTGCTTCTAAGTTAAACACTGAATCTTCTAAGTCTTGCTCAGAAATATCTACTAAAGCATATTGCTCATGTGCAGGTAATTCTTCAAGTCCTACTTGATATCCAGTAGTTTCACTTCTAGTTCCACTTTCAGCTACCCACTGTGCCGCAAAAGTTCCAGTTCTTTTTGGGATTTGGATACTTCTACTACCAGTGCTTCTAATTCTTGCAATACTTCTAATTGGTGATATTTCAGTAATATCTTTAATTAGCTCTTTTACATATTCAGGTGGTGCTAAATAACCACCAGTTGAATCATTGCTTACAGTAAGTGCTTTCTTTTCTGCTACATCAAGACCTTCTATGCCTTTTCTGCAGTATGAGTCAAATGCACCCATGTATTCATCTACTTGCTTTGATTCAAAACCTGAATTTGGTCGTGTTACGATTGTTTCAAGTTTATCAATTTGGCTTTTGATGTTATCAGCGTTAAGTTCAGCAGTTGTTAGTTTTTGATTAATGTCTTCATAAGAATCCATCTTAGCTTCCATTCTAGCTATTTTCTCATCTACATATGCTGTACTCTCGCCTTTTTCTATGCTGTCTAGTCTTTGGTCATTAACTTTTTTAAATTCTTCAAAAGTTTTGCCCATGTCCTGTATAGCATTTTTTATATCTTCCGACATAATAATCTCCTATTAAGATTTTAAGGTTAAAGTTAAGTTTTTTATGGCATCTACCAATTCAACATTTGTATCAACATCACGTTGACCGAATGCATCAGTGACTGCTTTTGCAGCCATCTTTGCTTCTGAACGAGAAAGACTGAAGGCATCACGCATTCCATTTTCCCACTCTCTAATAGAAATCTCTTCACCTTTTACTGAACGAACAGTTGCCTGAGGGTTCATAGGAAAGGTTACTAACGACACTTCCATCAAATCTACTTCTTTGATAATACGTTTATTACCACGCTTATCATATGAAACTTCTTTAGGGTTTACTCTAAAGCCTATTGATAGACCATCTAAAGCACCCATTTTTAATAATTCGTAAGCTTCTGCACCTGCCTGTGTTTTAAGAGCAAGTCTACCCTTGACAACTAAACCATGCTCATCTTCTTTTATCTCATCAAACACGCCTATAGGCATATCAGACTTGTGTTGATATAAGAGTTTTACATTTTGTGGTTTTCTTTTTTTAAGGGATTTTGCAAAAGCACCTGATTCAATGACGTCATTACCTAAGTCTTTATTACCAAAGACTGAACCATATCCTTCAAAAGTACCATAGTTCTTATTTTCATCTTCATCGTTGTAAGCTTTAATGCTTGATTTGATCTCAATAGATTCTTTTTCTACTTCTTTAGAATCCATTTCATCAACAGTTTCTTCAGTATCAGGTTTGCTTTTACCAAACTCAATAATATAAGAATCATCTGTTTCTTCAACTGCTCTTATGTGTTTCTCATCATTCTCAATAGAATCTTCTTTACTAGAATTGTACTGACTAGTACAGACAGCTAATCTTTGCTCGGAATCTGTATATTCACTCGCCATAGTGTCATCTCCCATACATCTTGTTATAAAATTTTGCCTAGACTCTACTATTTTTGGTTTAGGAATAGGCATATTATCTATATATAGTACATCAGGTACTAGTCTAGCACAATATCTTGTTCATCTGCATAAACTATTACACATCTGCAATTAATCACGTTCTTTGCACCACCTCTAGAATCACCTGCATATTTCATTGGAACACCATCAATCATAAAATCTTCATCCATATCTACAGTTTGTCTATTAGCATTTGCGTGTGCAGGTCTTGTTCTTGCATCATTTGTTGAAACCCACTGTTTCTTCATTTTTATTCCAAGTTGTTTTTGTGCATTTTCAAAATATGAATTTTGTGCATAACTTGCCGCATTATGTGTTTCTGTTCTTGCTATAAGTGATGATCTTCTAATGCTTATTGTTTGTATTTCCTTGCTTACAAGATTAGCTATATTTTCTAATGCAAGACCACCTAATCTTCCATCTTCAATTAATCTGCTTATTTGGTTTGCCATTCTTATGCTTATACCTGAAAGCTGTAATTGTCTAGTTGCAAAATAGGTGCTAATTAGATTTTCAAAATCTATTCTTGTGCCAAAGACATATAATTCAATATCTTTTGTTGTAAAGTATTTATCTTCGTTGTATTTAAATATTGTTCTAAATACTTTTCTGTAGTGATTGGTTACTAGGGGTATAAAATCTTCATTCAAAGTCTGTGCGGCAGTCTCTGGTTGATATATGCCGTATTCTTTATAAAGAAACATTTGCACATTAACAAACTTTCTAAAAAGAGTTTTTAAGTTTCTGTTAAATTGTTTTTCAAGATTGTTCCTGATTGATAGTTGATCTCTAAGTTCTTTTCTTACATCTATCTTGCCTTGTCTTAAAGTATTAAATCTTTTCTGATTAAGTTTCATAAAATTATTATGTCATATGAGTTGCAATAATCTATAGGGTTGTTATAATAACTACATGATAAACAATAACTTAAAAGGTAATAAAATGACAAACGAACTTAAAGAAACATATGACTCAATTTATAAAAAAATGGAAGGTGGTACAGCACACAAACAATTTAGATCTGAGAATGTATCTCTAATAGAAGCTGATGATAACTTTGCAAGGTTTGTAATGGAAACAGCTAAGTCAGTAATTAAATTTAACAAGAGAGGTAAATAATGATTGATTGGAAAAACTGTAAAGATGCTACTAGTGATAACCAGTATTGCGACAAAGGTGTTACTGGTTGTAGTTACTGTGATGATATGGACTATGTTTTAACATACGAAAAAGAATATAGAAAATGTGCAGACTTCAGTTCTATGAACAAAGACGCACAAGATCATATAGAAGATATCTATAGAAAAAGAGGGGTGTAGTAATTTTTAAATATCAAAGGGGATTAAGTTCCCCTTTTTTTATTGTGATTACTTGCTAGATAAAGGGTGTCCTTTAGGAAACAAATCATTGTCATGTTTGCCACCTTTAAATTTACCTGTAGATAATGCCCTTAAAAAACTATTAACCCTTGCATATGCCCACTGGTCAGGACTACTTACACTAGGTCTAACGCTAGATGGGTTAGTTCTATAAGCACCAACACCCCTTCTGAATACAGCTTCTAGCATTCTAAGTGTTGCTCTTTTTGTTTTTGTGCCACCATGTTTTTCATTATGGTCATCTACTTTTTTTTGTAATGCTGTTTTAACTTTACCTGATAAAGCTTTTACATCTTCTTTGCTTTCAATATGTTCTTGTAATGCAAACTCTTTATCTTCTTCTGTAATTATCTGTTGACGCTTTCTTTTTGACCATGCAAAGCCTGAATCACCACCCCACAGTAACCATGCAATCTTACCTGCACTTGGATATCCATCTTCGCCTTGTCTAAAACCTTCTGCTCTTTTGTCTACTTCATGCCTACTAAAGAAGCTATACATTCTTTTGACTGTTGATATAGATAGCTTGTCCTTTCGTATTAACTGGTTTGCTCTTGCTACACCAACGCTTGTACCACCCCTGTTAAATTCTTTTCGCATTTCTAAACCCCTTTTAGCTTCTTTTGCCATTGAATCTGTAGGTGTAGTATCTATATCAGATAAAGCTTTTTCTTCTTGCAATAAAAACTGTATCTCTTTATCTATTTCATCATCATTATCATAATCTTCTAAATCTTCTTCATTGACTGGGTTCTCAGGCTTATCTACACCTTCATCACTTATAGGAAATAAAGTAGCTGATATGTACAAGTCATCTGCACCATCTACTGGCTCTAAACCAATGATTCCTCTTGCTTCATTTCTAGTCATTATTCCTTCACGAACAGCACTAGTAACATTTTCATATGTCTTGCGTTTCCTTTCTGCTAATGCAGGTATTGAATCAACATCAAATTCAAGTGTTAAATTGTCGCCAAACATAGGAACTAACCATTCGTTGAGATCAGAAGATATTTTTCTTAAATGTGGGATAATTGTTTCTTCATATAGAGCAAGTCTTGCTTCTGCAACATTACTATAAGTTTGGCTGTCAGGTACTCCTACAAGCTGTGAGGGTACACCAAAACATAAAGCTATATCTGTAGTTGCCATGTTCTTTAATGCATGAAAATCCATGTCTTTAGGACTAAGACCCATTTCTTTCCAGTCAAAGTCCCCTTCAAGCAACATAGGTCTACCTGCATTACCTGCACCGCTAAATCTATTGTTTAGGTCTGTAAGCAATTGTTGTCTTTGTGATTCTGAAAGGTTTACAGCAAATCCTGAATCATCTTGTGGTTTAAATACAACAGCACCACTTGGTCTTGCACCATTCTGCAATAAATTAACATTGTGTTTACTAGCCATATTAAACTGATCAACTTCTACAGCCGCGGCACTCATAGGACTTAGACCATAGTAATCATCTAAAGGATTCCATAATTTAACGTGCTTAACTTCACTGTATCCATTTTCTTGGTCAATCATGTAAGATTGTTGTACTCTGCCATTAATAACATATTCATATTTATCAGGAATAGCATTACCACTACCTTTTATATTGATTCTATCAGGTCTTAATTGATGTAGTTCTTTTGGCGCACCATTCACACCACCTACTTTAAGGATGTAAGCATTACCACTAAGAAGCACATAACCAAAAAGGCTATTAAAAAACTCTGAGTAGGACTGTAAAGGGTTTGGTCTGTTAAGAAGGTCAATAAGTGGGTGTTGTTCAATTATTTGATCTCCTGACTTTAAAATAAAGGGTACAGCACTTGCACCTTTAGATATTTCGTTTACGCACCTATATACAATTGCGTTTTTTAAATATCCTTCTTTGGCTAGGTCTTGGTATTTGTAAGTCTTGGCTTCTTCAGTGCCTACACCAAAGTAACCCATCATGTTTGAATTTTTTTGTTCTTCTATAGGTTGTACATTAAATAACCTTTGTAAAAATGTTTTTTGTGTCATTAGCTTATTCTCCAGTTTACTTGTCCTTTAGATTTGCTTAATTCAGTCAAACCCCAAACCAATGCATCTAATCTATCAGGACTTGGTTTAAGCTGACCTACATATGAACACATTTGCGATTCTAACTCTGCAAATATTCCCATATGATGTACACGCTTCTGCTCGTATAAAGCCGCAATAGGTTCTGCTCTTAACATCTTACCTCTTGTAGCTCTAACTGACCTGTAAGAAACATTATTATCTTTATCTCTAATAACCTTTTCTACTAAATCGCCACCATTATTAACTTCAGCTATAATTCTGTCTGCTTCCCATTCATAGTAAGCATTTAATACTATTCTACCCCAACTATCAGCAGTATGTCTGCCTGATAAGTCTTCCAGTACATAATACTCGTTATTTCTGTCTTTGCCTACTACAACAATACCTGTTTCATCACTATTCTCTCCTGTCGTTACAGCAGGGTCTACGGCTACTATGATCTGTGATAATTCCCTTTCATCTTCAGCTTGTAATCTTGTAGATTCAATCATTTCGTTATTCCACAAAGCACCTTCAACATCATCTAATATTTCTGCATAAAGTTCTTGCCTACCTAAAGCAGTACCTTCATACCTTTCACGCATCATTTCTAAGGCACTTTCTGCTAGATTTTCTTTGTTTTCAAAAGTATTACCTTTCGTAAGATGTACATCATTCCTTACTACTAAATCTTTTAGTATTTTTATTGGTTTTGGTGTGGTAGTTATAAGACATTGAGGATTTTCTCCTAATCTTAGACCAAACATCAACTGGTCAAAAGCATCAGGGTACTGCCAAGAAGCTAACTCATCACACCATGCTCTATGAAACTGTGGTCCCCTTAACCTTTCAGGACTTACTGCCGCATATCCTACAATCTTTGAGCCATTTGCTAATCTGATCTCCATGTTTGAACTTGCAAAACCATTTGTACCAAACGTATTGTCTGTGCATTCATTTGGTATTATAGATAACAAACCTGATGGACCACCAAAACAAACCCTTCTTAAATCACCAAAAGTAGGAGCAACTACAGCACATATAACATTTGGATTACGAATAGCGTATATAGCGATATCTTGTGCACCTGTTTTTGTTTTGCCCCAACCGCGACCTGCAAGAATCAACCATATAAAAAAGTTTTCTTGTGGTGGTATCTGTTTAGGTCTAGCTGTTTTTAACCATTCAGTGTATAGAGCTATCGCTTTCTTCTCGCTTTGCTCTTGCAACCGAGTCAAGCAGTTCCATAGCTTCTCTGAAGGCATCTGTGTCTGAGACTTCTGCATTTAGTTTCATGTTTTCTGTTGATTCACCTAGTGCTAGTTTTCCTAACTTTTGTGCTTGTAGACTTGCACCTGCTATTTGATTCAACATTTGGGTTGTCATTGTTGGCGAACCTTGTTGTCTTTTCATTGAATTATCTGTAAATATCATTCCTATCTCATTAAACATAAACTTTGCCATAGTTAATGCGTTGTCATCTAAAGTCTTTGATTCTTTAACCATTTCTTTTTGTCGTTCTGCATCTAGCTTTTGCATAAACTCATTATGAAATCGTTCTTGTTGGGATTTCCAACTTTCTTTTTGTGACCATTTATATAGAGTGCTTCTTGCTACCTTATGTTTGATCGCTAGTGCATCTATAGTTTGATACTTGCGTTCAGTACTGCCTAAATCTATACCTTGTACAAATTCAGTTCTTATCTTTTCTGCAAGTTCTTTTGTAAGTTTAATTGTTTTAGTCACCAAAAATTATCCAATAAATCTCTATTTATCTCACAAGTCTAACACATATAAATTGAAATATACAAAATGGGTTTGCAAATACATTTAGTTATGTTTATAATTACAACTATTGAAATTTGATATTTAAAAGGAGTAACAATGAATATTACAAAAACTGAAAACAGAATTATTAATTCCCTTACCGTTTCTTGTATAAAGCATAACTATCCTGAATTCGTTGCAGAGTTTGGATATGAAGATGCTGATAGAAAAATGGAAAATCTTTTTGGTGCTACATGGAATGATTGTAAAGAGTTGGTGTGGCAGTGGCATGATTTGAATACTGGTGCAGTAAGGAGTATGTCTAATGAAAGCTAAAACATTTGCCCAAGCTTCCCATCAATGGTCTTGTTATATACAAGATAATATGGGTTCTTATATGAATGAACACTCACACCCTTTTGAAGAACTTTCAGAAGAAAAGAAAACTGTATGGATTTTAAAAAATAATTACGGTGTCTTATGTGTTGTAGATAAACAGACTGGTGAGGTGATTACATGAATATATTTGCAGTAGAGACATGCCCTATTGAATCAGCTAGAGCATTACCTGATAAGTTGATTGTTAAGATGCCATTGGAAACAGCACAGATGCTTTCAACTGCACATAGATATTTGTCACCTGATAAATACTGTGTTGAAAAAGGTTTGTATAAAAAAGCTTATTACAATCATCCATGTACTATATGGGCAAGAAAGTCACATGAAAATTACAGATGGTTGTTATTACACTTTATAACCTTATGTGAAGAATACTATTTTAGATATGGTAGAAATCATGCTTCATGGACAAAGTTGTGGAGTGGCTTAAAAATATTCCCAATGAATATACAAGAAGGCGATCTCACAGAATTCGCACAAGCCATGCCAATAGAATACAAAAACCCTAATGACCATATAGATGCATATCGCAAATACATGATTGCAGAAAAACATTACGCTAAGTGGGAGAAGGGAAGAGATAAGCCAACTTGGTGGTCGTAAAAAAACTTTAATTATTTTGTCCTAAAGGGTTGTATTTATAACTATAGTTGTTATTATAACTACATCAAGATGATATTTAAAAGGAGAAAAAAATGACATTTGATAATAAAAGAACATTTGGAGTAGAGATTGAGTTCATTGGTCAAAACAATCAAAGAACAACTAACGAAGAAATTAATCAATACCTTGAGAGACAAGGTGCTGATTTTAGAATGCACACTGCATACTACAGTGATACTGATGCAACTATATGGAGGCTAAAAACTGATTCATCTGTAAATGGTAGTGGGTTTGGTCTTGAGGTTGTATCTCCAGTATTGCAAGGTGATACAGGTTATAGTGATCTTATGTTGGTTTTAGATGCAGTAAACAACACTGGTGCTTCTATAAACAGAACTTGTGGTCTTCATGTGCATGTAGGTGTAAGTGATTGGGGAATAAAGCAGTTTAGAAATCTTTACAAAAGATACGCTAAGTTTGAAACAGCTATTGATTCAGTTATGCCTTCAAGTAGAAGATTGAGTAACAATGACTACTGTAATTCTACAGTTAGAGCTTTTGGTCAAACACTTGGACAAGCTTTTGAAACAATCAACTCATGTAGTACTGCTAGACAATTAGCAAGTCAAATAGGTACAAGATACACAAAGCTAAACATACAGTCATTTTGGAAACATGGAACTGTTGAGTTTAGACATCATGCAGGTTCTACTGACAATGACAAAATATCTAACTGGTTAAAGGTTTGTTTATCAATGGTTCAAGCCGCTGATTCAAACAGAGCAATCAAAGTAAATAGATTTGATAATGTTAGTGAGTACAAAGATAAAATAAGCCTAATGTTAAAAGGTTTAAGTAAATTAGAAGGTTCTTTAATAGAATCAAGCACAAAAAGATTTTTCACAAAAAGGAGAAAAGCATTATGCAACTAGAATATACAGTAAAAGGTGGTGGAATCCTTAGAGGTTTCACCAAAGAAGATATAGCTTACTCATTATATGAGTTATCACTAGCACCAAGTTCCAGTTTTGATAATTGGATGCAAGGTACTAGCACTAGAATTAATACACAATTTGGGTACAACATTAGTTATAACAACCCAACTGATTTTGTTAATGACCTTGCAAGACATGGTCTTATTATAAGGAGTTCGTAATGTTTTATTTTGCCTATGGTGCCAATCTTAATTTAGAAAACATGAAGTATAGATGCCCAAATGCCAAGCCTATAGTTAAGTTCTCTATGCCTAATTACAAACTAGTATTTAAAGGTGTTGCTGATATTGAGTACTGTGCCAATGAATCAGTAGAGGGTATGCTTTGGGAAATCACTGATAAGTGTGAACAAGCATTAGATATCTTTGAGGGTTATCCCCATTTATATCGCAAAGAGTATTTTACAATTAAGATGGGTGGAAAACTTGCACATGATTTTGGTGATAATGCAGATGTTATGTTCTATGCAATGAATAGAGCAGACTATGGCGAACCAAACCAAAGTTATTTTAATTGTATTCTTGATGGTTATATTGCTAACAAACTAGACACAGATTTTCTTTATGATGCACTTCTCCATGCACAAGAAAATAATTCTATTTATAGATACGAATCTAAGTCTTGGAAGTAATGTTTAAAGGGTGTGGTGTTCTCCTACCATGCCCTGCTAATCAAACTCTCTACCTTTAACATCAGGAACCCAACCTTTCGTAAATTCTTCTTGTGAACCTTTCTCTGTCATTGGTTGATAATCGTAAAGCCTATCTATTTCCTCTTGCTCCATTCCTAACAATTCAATAAGCTGTTCATCTGTATAATTATGTTTCTCTTTCATCTTCCTAACAATACCAGTCATGGGTAATATTCCATGATTACCTCTTGCTCTATTATGAACAATGGTTGCACACATTTGTTGTGCTTCATCAACCACATCATCTAAAAAGACAACAGGAACATAACCATTTGTAAGATCAGAAATATCTTGATCTCCTGAAACAGTCCATCTATGGAAACCATCAACAATTTCATATGACTTTCTAATTACAATGGGTTGTGTCCACCCACTTAATTTAATACTTGTTTTAAGCAGTTCTAACTCCACTGGTGCAACTTTGTTAGGGTTGTACTGGTTAGCCTTAAGCTTAGACCTTTTTACCCACTGCATAGCATTGATTGGTTGATTATTTTTACCTTTTTTGACCATGTCTTTCTACCTCATATGCTTTTTTTTGTGCTGCATATTGTTTTTTATTACTAGTAAACATTGGTTGTTTACGACCTTTGAAATCACCACGCATAGCTATACGCAATAAAAACTTCCAACCTATTCCTGACTCAGGGTGATGTGTTCCCAACATTGGTTCAGATGTTTTTTTATAATGAATTCCTACAAATCCGTTGATGACTTCTGCAATTTTAGACCTATATGGTTCAGGGTGTTTATTTAAAAAGTACTGTATAAATTCTTCCCATGAAGTATCTTTTGGTTTATCAGGAAGTCCACCAAAAGCATAAAGCTCAGTGTTAGCATATCTTGCCGCAGTTGCACTGCCTGGCACTCTGTTTTGCATTTTTTCCCATAGTTTTGGAAAAGCTATAGAGTACTGCCACAGACCACGCATAGGTTCTTCTCCATATGGTGGTGCGCACCTTTGTTGTAGATGTGTAAGACCAACTTTTTCTAATATGTCATAAGTAGTGTTGTAATCCCAACCAAACTTTTTTGGACCACTCCATACATCAACTGTTTTCATGTCATATATGGGACAAACTTTTACACAGTTTGCTAATGCAGTTTTAGATTTCAGATTTATCATATAATCTTCATATCTTTTTTCGCTTGTTTGTAAGATTGTTCTGTATCGCATAAGACTTTCTTCTGACCTAATGCCCATTATAATTCCTACCTCGCCCCATTCCTGTGGTGGAAAAAGCAACCCATTGCATTCAGGTACTGTTGGTCTTTCATCAATGTTTCGCGGAAAGTTAGGAATGTCATCTAAACCTATAACACTTTCATGTGTAGGATATGGTCTGCACCATTTATCTTTATCTTCAGGTGCCCATGGCCACCAATGGGGATGATTGCGACTGCAACCATTTCTATGTTTCACTGGTAAGCATAACCAGTTCATTTTTATTTCAGGAAGATCAGCAACCCTTTCTACATAATCTATTGTTTCATATGGTATAGCTTCTTCATCAAAAAAATATACATGCAGTGGTAATTTGTTTCTTTCCTTTGCGACTTGTAATGTCATATTTAAACAAACTGTAGAGTCTTTGCCACCACTGAACATAACAACAACATTGTCAAAAATATCATATGTTCTGTTAATGCGTTCTAAAGCTAATGTGTATACATCTTTTTCTATATCACGTTTTTTTGATACTATTCCCATAATTTAACCTTCTCTAAGGCTCATGACTGGCTTCTGTGTACTAAGTTAATACCTTACAACCTAGCTTTTTCCATGATCTATGTACGTTCTATTTAACATTGGGTGATTTGTGTCTGTTGGTCCAAAGTCTGAATCAGGATGATATGCAATTATATCCATATATGATTCAGAAGTTCTAAAGCTATGAACCTCGCCTTCTTCTAAACAAAACATCATTCCTTTTGTTAAATCTTCTTCCCAACCTTCGCGTTTACCTTCAGGTTTTTGAAATGCTTCACCTTTGCCACCTATGACAATACCCATTCTAATACTTGGGTGTAAGTGTTGGGTTTGGTCTATCCCCATCGGAAAATGTAAATAGTTTAAACATGGGTCGCCTAATCTTGGTGGCATAACTAATAAAGAATCTGTACATCCATCAATATAAGACAATCTCCCATTTTTTTCAGAGTGACCGACCATATCTATGCCTCTAAAACCATATCTAATAATTACAAATAATTGACCTTCTTCTAACATTTCTATAGGTGTTTCACCATTTAAAGGTGTTTTTATTGTGAAAAAATCATCTGCATTTATTGTCCAAGTTTGCTCACCATGTATTGCAAAAGAACCTTTAGTGCAAAACCCATACATATTTCCTACCGTATCATCTATAACAAAATCATCTGATATAGAGATCATTTCAGTTGGATACATGGTATCTTTTTGGTCTATTATATCTGCATGTTGTGGATTGGGTATAAGTATCATTTGTGTTTCCTCATTATGTAAAGCAGTGCGTTGTTTTTAGTTTGTAGGTCTTTTTCATCCCTTACTGTTTCTAAAATTTTCATTACCTCTGATCTATCTTCTTTTTCTAAATAAAATGTAATTGGTTGCTGTGTGGTTAAATCAGAAGCACTATAACCAACCTCAGGTTCATCTATCTTAACATCACTAAAGCTTGTGTCAAAAGGCGTAAATTCAACTTCTTTTGGTTGGAAACCTGCAACATCAATACCTTGCAGTTTTTCTAACTCTAATTCAAGAATTTTATCTTCCCATTGTGTCAATTCACCAACTTTATTGTCAGCTAATCTGTAAGCATTAATATTTATTTCATTATCTTTGTAAACTGTACAAGGAACTTCATCAATACCAAGTTTCTTTGCTGCTAATAGTCTTGTATGACCTACGACTATTACATTATTTTCATCTATTACAATTGACTGTTGAAAACCATGTTTATGTAATGATTTAGCAACTTCATCAATTGCACTTTGTGAAATAACTCTTGGGTTTTGAAAGTAAGGAACAATATCTTCTGTTTTTTTATAAATGATATCCATATTGGGTTATCTTATATGTAAAACAACCACATGACAAGCCTAGTCACCCCAGTGCGGTGGCATGTCCATATCTGAATAAAAATCATCAAAAGGTTCAAATATTCTTTTTTTAGAATTAAAACTAAATTTAGCACTACCAATAGAACCATATAAGTCTTGTTCTCTTATTTTTCTTGTTATGACTTCACTAGTATTATCATCAAAATCTCTATGTACTGTAAGAATTACATCTGATTGGTTGTTCCAGTGACTTGCTCCACTTATGTCATATGCAGTTGGTGGTGTATATCCACCATCACCCATTTTTTGTAACTTGGTAGGATGTGCAACTACCCAAAATACAATATCGTGTACTCTAGCAAATCTTTTGCACTTGGATATAAAGTCCCTTATATGTTCATCTTCTCTTTTACCTCCACTACGACTAGCATTAACTTCATTGTATGGGTCAACTATTACACCATTACAACCATGTTTTAATATTGCACCTTTGCTTATGTTTAATATGTGTTCAATTGTTGGGACTTCATCTGCAGTTTCAATAAAAAAGAAATGGTCATCAAGAAATTTCATACCATCCCTTAATTCACTGGTTGACATTCTGTTATCTTCACCAATATCAAAAGGCTTCTCAGCGATCATTTGTACCATTCTTCTTAAATGCATTTGTGTACTGTGTTCAGGTGAAAACAATGCAAACTTCCAACCATAAGTCTTTGCTAACTTAATTAGTATCATATCTAAGAAGTAACTTTTACCATGATTGGGTATACCAGTAACAGTATGGAAAGTACCCTTCATTATTTTGTATATCTTGTCTAGGTTGCTGTAACCTATCTCTACTGGTTTTGTGTAGTTGCCATTATATAAATCAATGACAGCACCAGTGTAATCACCACTTCTATACAAACCATCTACTGGATATGGAACTGCATTTGTTATTACTTGTTTTAACCTATCAACACCATGTTTAATTAAAACATCATTCGCATCTTTACAATCATCGGGTCTTTCTACAAACCAACATATATCTTTGCCAAATCTATGTAATAACTCCTTATGTAAACTATTACCTGCTGAATCATTATCAACAAACAAAATTACTTTAGTTGCTACTAGATTGCAGTTTTTTAAAGGTAAAAATCTTTTATCATCAACTTTAAGATTTGCACTCTTTGGCGCACCATCAGGTAAGGTAGTTACATTTGTATAACCTGCTTCATATAATGCAAGACAATCCATCTCACCCTCAACAATGATTATTGTTTCTTCACTATGCACTCTTTCATAGTTGTATAAAGACTTTTTACCATTTTTTGTTTGTTTAAATTTCTTATCAGCACTTCTATATTTTATATTTACAACATCTTTATTTAGATTGTGATAGGGCATACCAATCCAATAATCGTTTTCCATATATATGCCAAAGGCATCCACTGTTTCTTTACTTATGTGTCTAGTTGCAAAAAAGGAATACATCTTAGATGGTTTAGATGGTTCTTTTGGTACTACAGGTGGTACATATATTTTTTCAGGTCTATTTACTTTTGATTCTCCCTTCCATCCTGTATTTGGATTGCAACCCCCAGTGAATTCACAATGATGACAAAACCATACACACTGTCCTGTAGCTTCTATTGTTAATGCTAATGGGTTATCACTTGGATTATGGTTATGTGGTTGACAGCTTGGACACTTTATTTTTTGTGTACCCACTTCTGTATTTTTAGGTGATATGCCTTGTTTTCTTAATTCGTTTTCAATGTTCATTTTTACCCCGCTAAGTTGTTCAATGATTGTTTTTTAATTTCAATGTTTTGGTTTTCGTAATCTAAGAATCTTTTTTGGTTTAACCATGTACTTGGATGTGGAATAAACTTTTCTTCAGTCCTTTGATTTTTGATCTCATTAGAAAATCTAATTGCACAAACAGTTAATTTTTTAGTTGGAAAATCCTTAGTAGCTATAATCCATTTTTGATGTGCAAGATGTTTATTTATTTTTCTAGGATATGAATCCCAAAAGTCCTTAAAGTCTTGGTCATATTTGTCCACCCCCTTCTTTTTTATATTAACTTTAGTATCTTCTTTAGTGTTATAGGTCGTGGGTGTCCTAGGGGTTTGGACATCAGTGTCCACCCCTATCAAAATAGTATATAAATTACTTGTACCTAATCTCTGTTCTATTTTAATTAGTCCTAACTCTGATAATTGTGAAGTGCATCTACGAATAGACCTGTCACTTACACCGACTAATTTTGCTAAATGTTTTTCACTAGGGTAACTTGCACTATGCTCGTTTGCATAATTACAAAGTATCATTAAAACTAGTTTTGCTGTTGGGTTTGGTATTTCTTTTTTAAGACACCATGATAACGCTTGAATTGACATTCAGACATTTTGGGCTAGTTAGGACAAAATTTCAAGTCCTAAATATCATAAAAATCATTTGCTGAAACTTCTCCATTTGTAACTGTACAAATTTTACGCATGTCATCTTTTCTAGGTATTCTTTGACCATTACACCATTTATCTATTGCACCCTTGCTTACAATAGCATCATTGTTTTGTAAATAAACAAGAAAGTCATCGTGTGTTAAACCTTCTTTTTTTAACCATTCTGATAGTTTCATAATGTCTAGTCTATCATAATATTTGCAATTAACCCAGTTTGTCCTTATAATTACAGTCAACTAATTGAAATTTGATAATATGAAAACAAACGACAAAGCATTTGAAAAGTATGGGATTAAATACCTTAGTCCTTCAGCAATAAATAAATTTAGAAAAAACCCTGCTAAATGGTTGGTTAATATTGCAGGTTATAGAGACCCAATATTTTCACCTGCTATGACCTATGGTATTGCAATTGAGCAAGGAATAACAATGGGTGTAATGACTTCTGCATCTATCAATGAGTGTATTGATTCTGCTATGAATGAGTATGACCGAATATATAAAAAGATTGAAGATGAAAAAGCTAAATATGATTTTGCTAAATGTCTTGAAAAACAAATTACAGTAGGTGAAGTATTAGAAAAGATAATACCAATGTACAGACAATTTGGTAAACCTATAGCATGTCAGGAATGGGTAGAAATATATTTAGACTTACCTATTCCATTTAAAGGAATAGTTGATTTGTTATATGAAGATTCTGTAAGAGATCTTAAAACAACAGGAATAATGCCTAAAGCAGTTAAAACCGACTATCAAAACCAATTAAGCATCTATTCATTAGCTACTAGTAAAAAACCATATGTAGACTATGTTTATGTAACCAAATACAAAAGAGAATTAATAAGCTTTGATGTTCCTAATGTAGAAGAGAACATTAAAAACGCAAGAAGAATTGCAATGAAAATGTGGCAGTTGCTGTCATTTTCTAGTGATATTCATGAAGTCTGTGCTATGTCATGCCTAGAGCCTGATATCTCTAATGAAGATTTTATGAACCAATGGAGTGACACTGAAATAAAAGGTGCCACAGAATTATTTAACTTGAATACTTGAGGAAATTAGAATGAATAACTTAATACAAGCTTTACTACAAGCACAAAAAGAAATTGCACACGCTACTAAAGATGCTAATAATCCATTTTTTAAAAGTGGATATGCAACATTAGAACAGGTGATTAATACAGTAAAAGAACCATTAAATAATAATGGGATATATTACCAACAAAATAGTAAACATAGCGAAACTGGTGCTGTGTGTGAAACCATGTTCTATGGACATGATGCTGAACTAAGTGCAGGTAGTGTTTTTGTACCTGCAGATAAACATGACCCACAGGCTTTTGGTAGTGCTTTAACGTATGCTAGAAGATATTCTTTATCTATGGCTTGTGGTATTGGTTCAGCAGATGATGATGGTGAGACAGCTATGCAGAGAGATAAGGGCAAATATAAAATGATTGGTCATAATGGAAAAGTTGTTTTGTCTCGTGATAGCGAAGAAGAATATCTTAAAGATTGCGGAAGAATGATGAAAGATGCTAATAATGTTTTAAGCAAAAAAATATACAAAGCTAACTCTGAAACAATTAAAAAAGCTAAAGAATCCAGTACGGGTGAGATCAAAGATTCATATGAAAGACTAATTGCTTTATATGAGGCTAAAAATGAAACACAAAAATAAACCAACACTGCATGACTGTATATATATGGCAATGGCACAAGGTAATTGGTGGGCACCACATGAGCTTAAACAATTTATCTTACATAAGTTTAATAAAGCTTGTAGTGAAAGTGGTTTGACTGCATCTATGCGTGATTTTAGAAAACCTGAATACAGAGAAAAATATAAATTACCCATAGGGGAGGTGTTAGAAAAAAAAAGAAACTATAACAATAGTAGTGGTTGGAAATATAAACTAATAATTAAATAAGGAAAAAATATGTCACAAGAAAAAAAATTTGAACAAAAAGAAAAGAGTGGTGCTTTGTGGGTAGACAACAATGCCCAAATTTTAAGGAAGGGTTCTATGCTGTGGAAATCTGCATCACCTGAAAACGATAACAAAGATGAGAAAAGATATTTTGCATTAGTTGAAAGCGAAAATAATTTTGGCAAAAAAAAGCTAGAGTTATTAATGTCTGTAGGTCTTGTTTTTGTAAATGAAAATAAATTTTCAGAAGATAGTCCTGATATAAGTGGTAATGTAACTATTGATGAAGCTGTCTATAAATTTTATGGTCGTAAAAAAGAAGCTAAAGATGGATTGCCTTTTACCTCATGTCAGTTGGTTGAAAAAGATGATGAAATATTTGTTAAGGAAACAGAAGAAAAACTACCCTTCTAGTTAATGGCAAAAAGGATAGTAGATAAAAAACATCTAGCATATGTAAGAACCCTGCCTTGTTTTATACAACGTGCAGGGTTTTTATCTTGTAATGGTCTTATACAAGCACATCATCTGCTTAAACCAGTAAGTGGCTACAGAGGTTGGGGTCTTAAAAGTCATGACACAGAATGTATACCTTTATGTCAATTTCATCATGCACAATTGCATACAAAGTATGGGAATGAGTTTAAGTTTTTTGAACATTACGGAATGCCAAAAGATGCAGGGCAAAAATATGCTGAAGCTATCTATAAGAGATCAATATACATTGATGAATGTGACAATGATTTGCCCTTCTAGAAATAATTAATTTATTTAGTCATATGGGGTTGTATTTATAACTAATGTTGTTATAATAATCATATGAACAACGAAACAATGACATTTAAAAAGGAGAAAACAATGAACATTGAAATTGATACAACTAAAAGCACAGACCAAATGATTGAACAAGTACTTCCTACTTTATTAGACGCAATCAAAGAAAAAGCATATGTAAATGGTTACAAAGCAAGTGATACAGAAGCACTTGGTTTAGTAGTTAGCAAGTTCACTAAGTGGGACTTGGATGCAATCCTTAACGTAACATCAGAAGCATTAGAGGATGCTAACTTTGATGATGTTGCTAAACAGATAGACAGAATAGCGTAATAAAAAAAATTATTTAAAAAGGAGTAAGTAATGAATGCAATAAATTATGAAAAGTTATACAGGTTGGGTTTGTGTAAGGCTGAAAATTATAAACAAGAATTAACTATTAAGAAAAAGATAGCTTCTACAGAAATTTCTAAACTAGACAAAACAATTAAAGTTAAAAGAAAAAAATTAAAAGAACTTGTAAAAAAATATCAAAATGACATAGACCAATATGTTACTTGTAAAAAAGAATATAAAGAACTTACTGAACAAGTTAATTCTGAATATAGTTACAGAAAAAAAATAAGCTACCTACTTAAAAAGCATAATTATTTAGATGTTGAATTTTTAGGTGATGGAGATGTTTATACAACTTGGGTTTATAACAGAAACTTTAGTGAATGGGAGAAAAGACCTATTGAAAATGATATTTATTATGACTCACATTTTTGTGATTCTTATAGCGAAGCATACTCTAGGTGTTTAGATTATATACAAGAACAAGAAAATTATTTAAAAAGGAGTAACTAATGAAATATGAACTATGGGTTTATTTAGAAGAAAATGATTTTTGGTGGAAACATTTGACCACTAAAGACAAAGAACTGGTAGAGATCAAAAAAAACAAACTTGTGTCACAAGGACATAAAGTAAAAGAAAGCATTAATTATTTAGGAGTAAATTAATATGGCACTTATAGACGGAAAGCAATTAGCAAAACTACGTTCTGAGTATGGAACTACACAGGTTGAATTAGCAGAATATCTTGGATACATGACCAAGGGAAAACCAAATAGAAGCATGATAGCTAGATTTGAGAATGGACATGCAGAAATAAATCCAAGAATAAGCAAACTTCTTGAAAACTATTTTATGAATCACAATGTTTAAGTTAATAGATGTAGTGGTCATTGACCCTAATAAAGAAGAGGTAAGATGGGAAAGTTTTAATGACAATGGAGACCCAAAAGAACTTACAGAAATTATGAACTGCGAAACTATTGATATGGTAAGACTTGGGGGCGATGTAATTATGTTTGTTGATGATGAGGGATTACTTGCACAAGAAAATAGATATTTTTATTTTAAAGATCTGCCTAGTTCCACTTTTGCAGGTACTTGTGTTATTGCAAGAACTGATAATAATGGAAACACTTTAACTTTTAACAGAGATATTGATGAGGTTAGAGAAATAATAGAATGGAAACCAAAAGGATATAAAGAAGAGCCATTTATGGCTTTTATGCCTTTAGATGATGGAGTAATGCATTAATGAAATTTTTAAAAACTTTAGATTTGTTTTTTGACAAACAGTGGCGAATTACACACGAAACTATATTGCATTTATTTAATATAAAACAAGAAGATGATATTGACTGGTTAAATATGCACAACAATATGATTGAGGAAAAAAAAGATGAAAGACTTTGAAAAATTATTAAAAGAAAAACTAGAAAAAGATGGTATTAATAAAGAATGGATGGAAAAACATTTAATTATTGATACTATTACTAAAGAAGATATTGAAGAATTAACGAAGGGGGAAAAAAATGAATGAATTTTTATACGATGATCAAGCACCATACAGCGTTAATTTTAATAGATGGTATCATGCTGTAGGTGTTGAAAGAGAAATGTTTAAAGAACAGAAAATGGATTTTGATGATGCACAACTTACATTTAAGAAGATGTGGGGATATAAGCAACTAGAGTCAAAAGTTTTTATTAACTAGTTTTATTTTCTGAACTATATTTAATATTTAAACCACATAAAGTACAAAGACGATTTTTTTCATCTAATCCTTTATCTGTAAGAATATATTTTTGACCCTCTACTTTTATAAAACCATCTGCAATCAAAGCAGTTAGGTTTTCACTAGGTATATCATCACCAAACATTATTGCTAATATTCCGCCCAATCTTTTAGTCTGTGTTTTACTTAGTGCCATTTTCCCAATCTTTACCTTCAAATAATAGTGCTTCTGCTTCTCTACGTCTTATAAGACCTTGTAATACCTTGCCACCTGCTTTATTCCATCTCTTTATCTGTGCAGGAACATCTTCATATTCAGCTTTGTTAATTACTTTAAGCATCGTTGAAGCATTTAGGTTTGCACCACCAAGATTAAAAGTCCATGAAACTAAAGCATCAAATTGATGCTGATGCAGTGGTACTTCTACAGCTTTAAGAACAGCTTCTTCATATATCTCTAGATCAGCTAGTAATATACTATCTGCTTCTTCCTGTGTTATCTCTTGCCCTTCTGCTACAGACTTAGTATGACCATAGCCTATTGTCCAAACATCTGCGGCACATTTATAAGATTCTAATTTGCAACCTTCAAATACTTTTATAAGTGCTATTCCTTCTTGTGATATTTTCATATTATTCTCCCCAAGTTCCGTCTTTTTTAACTTTTGCTTTTTTTGTTCCACCCCAGTATTCAACTGCGTGTCCTTCTTTAACAAGGGCTTGGCAAATATCTTTCCCATCTTTTGTAAAAGGTGTTGCAAGAATCCGTCCATATTTTCCCTTACCATGTGATTGTATTACTAATTTTTCAGCACATAATTCTTTTAGCCTTTCTTTTGCTTGAAGACCAAGTGCTTTTTCTTCTAAATTTCTAGTTCGTGACTCAGGGGTATCAATCCCATTAAGTCTACATCTTTGTTTGTGAAGCTTTACATCAAAGCCTAAATCTAAAGTCACATCTATGGTGTCTCCATCTATTACCCTTTCAAGTATAGCGTTGTATACAAATGGTGTGACTGATTTAGACATAGCTTACTGCTTTGCCTTGCCGATGTTTAAAGCCATCAACTCTAAAATTTTATAGAGCTTTCCAATCATGGCATCATCTTTTGGGGTTGGGGTTAAAGCACATAGTATAGATGCTCCGCATACGACACCTGTAATAATACCCAACCATTCTCCTATCATTCCTAACATATTAGTCTCTCCTATAATGAATGAATCTAAATGGTATCAGATTATCTTGTGTCTGACACCTTTTCTTCAGGTTGATCTTGCTTATCATAATCTCTATAAAACTTGATGATGTGTAAAGTTTCTTTGATATAGCGTTTTATTTCTGCCATGTTCATTGATAGATTTTCATAATCTTTAGTGGTTAATGAATAATATGCTGTTTCAGGTGCAGAGCCTGTTTCTAAATCTGAAAGGTACTCTTCCATTATTTGGGGGGTTAAAATTTCCCAATCAATATCCGCCATAGATAACTCTATTGGGAGTGGCGGGTGATACATAGGGGATGGCTCTGCAACTGTTATAACTTCTACAGGCTTAGGTTGCGTTGGCAACATAGAACACGCTGTGAAGTAGAATAAGGTAAAACTAACTATTATTAGATTTTTCATCAAACTGATTAGGGTTGGTTAAAGCTATAAGGTCTTCTTTAACTTTCTTTGTTCCCTTATTAACTATATTTTCTATTAGCTTCGGTTTAGCTAAAGCAAGATTATCAAGATCATGTTTTGCAAAAGTGTTTTTAAGTTTATTAACTTCTCTTTGTGCTTCTTGGTTTTTTGCAGTTAGAACATTAACTTGCTCTTG